AAGAACGCCGTTCATTAATGGCTCGTGTAATTCGTGAAGCACGTGCAGAAGGTAGGGGTAGCACTGCAACAGGTACTCGCAAACAAACTCTTACTGCCGAAGGTAGACGTTTAGTTGAAAAAGGTGATGTTGATACAGTTATTAAAAATCCTAAAAAATATATGTATGAAGGTGCGGATGCTCCATTAGTTTCTAAAGATGCAGGAACAGAGTTTGCTACACGTAAAGACTTGCGTGAAGCGTTTAAAGAAATGTCTCCGGGCGAAAGAATGGATTTTATTCAAAAGAATATTACACCTAAGATGACAAGCAAACAAATCTCTGATGTTCTTGGTCAAGGAGAAGGTATTCCTAAATTACCAAAGCAGCAGAACATTGCTTCTACTGCACGTAAACTTGCACGTCAGGGCTATCCTTCTTCTCTAAGCAAACTTAAAGAAGCACAGAAAAAACGTCCCGGTATGTCAAAGCCAAGTGGACAAGGACGTAAATATAAAAAGGGTGGACGTGTGCGTGGATGTGGTGCAGCCCTTCGTGGCTATGGAAAGGCTATGAAGTAATGGCTGGTAAGACATATAAAACTAAAACATATGATACAAAAAAAGTAAAAGATACGCTTAAAAAAATAGGTACTGGTATGAAATATAGTCCTGCAGCTATGGTAGAATTAATAGACTTAGCAGACCTTGGAATTAAACTAACAATGAAAAAGGGCGGGAGTCCTAAGAGTACGAAAGGAAGAAGTACAATGTACAAAAAGAAAATGGCATCTGGTAAAACCGTAAAGGGCGGTAAAACAGATTTTGATAAAATGGTAAAGGAACTTGGCCTATCTAAATCAGAGATTGCAGATTTGCTTGGCCTTACTAAGCGTGACCCTAAGACAGGTGTTCGCCGTAAAGAAGGTAAAAAAGTAGGTACTAAAAATATGCCTTATACAAAACCTGCACCTAAAAAGAAACCAAAGTCTATGCTTGAAAAGCAAATGGACATTATAATGCCAAAACAACAGATGATGAAATCTGGTAAGCGTGTAGGCTGCGGTGCAGCATTACGTGGTTATGGCAAAGCTATGACAAAGAAAGGTTAAGACAATGGCATTAAAAGAAAAAGGTTTTAAAGGTTTAACTGAAATTTTAAAACAAATTACTAAAAAAGGTGTTAAGGCAAAGACACCTTCTGTTAGAGCAAGTCGCCGTTCTTTAAAGGGTGCGCGTAAGTTTGAACCTATTGCAGGTGCGGGTTCACGTCAGCCGGGTCGTAAGATTGGTGAAGGTGTTCCTACTACAGGTAAAGGTCGTGCAACTGTTAAAAAAACTACACCACCTATCAAAGCACAACGTATTGATGTACAAGCTAAACCAAAAACAACTAGGACAGTAGGTAGAAAAAAAATTCCTATGAAACCTTTTACTCCTATTGCGGGTGCAGGTTCACGTAAAGCTGGTCCCACTAGAGCTGCTTTTGTTTCTAAACCTTCTACTAAAAAAACACCTACTCGTAGTAAAATAACTCCACCAGTAACTCCTGCTTCTAAAATTAAAAAAGGTCCTTTAGCTGCCGCTGTTGGATTAGGAGGGGTTGCCCTTACTGGTGCTATGCTTGATAAAAAAGACAAGGCACAGGCTGCTACTTCTAAATCTTCTGGACCAGCTACTCGTGGTTCTAATAAACCAAAAGTTGCTCCTAAAGCTACACCAAAAGCTGTACAACCTTCAGGTCCTTCAAAACGTGGGTCAGCAAAACGTGGAGCAACAAAAACTATTAGCGCAGGTCCTAATACTGGATTTGGTCCTAAAGGTAATCAGTTTGCCGGAAGTAAAGAAGAACGTGCAGCCCTTATGAAAATGTATGGTGGTACTGGTTCTGCTGCTGCCAAAGCTGCCATTGCGGGTAAGCAAGGTAATCTTGCTGCAGGTAAAGCAGACTATGAAGCTGCTCGTGTAAAGCGTCTTAGTAAACCTGTAGAGCGTAAGTCTGGCGGTAGTGTAGTTGCTCGTCAGGTAAAAGGTTTTGGTGCGGCACGTAGACCTAAAAAATAAAGGAACTCTACAATGCCGTTAGCAACAGGACGTTCAGCTAAAACCATTAGCAAAAACATTCGTACTCTTAAAAAGGAAGGTAAGCCACAGAAACAAGCTGTGGCTATCTCCTTATCCAAAGCTGGTAAAGCTAAACCTAAAAGGTTAGCTGCTGGACGTTCTGTTGCTAAACCTAGCCTAACAACAACTACTCCTTTATATGGTAAGAAAAGGTCTACACCTAATTCTACTGTTAATAAAGCAGGTAACTATACTAAGCCTACAATGCGTAAGCGTTTATTTGAAAAGATTAAAGCAGGTAATAAAGGCGGTGCATCTGGTCAGTGGTCTGCGCGTAAAGCACAAATGTTAGCTAAAGAATATAAAGCCGCAGGTGGCGGCTATAAGTGATAGAGTTTGTCCTTGTTGTCTATATAGGGGCAACAAAAATAGACGAGACACAAAGATTTATAGATGTAGATAGATGTTTATACTTTGCAGAAAGATTATCTAATCAACGCTCTGTACCTGCAGGAGATAATAAAAGATTAAACATAACAGCAGTTTGTAAACCAATACCTAAGTTAGGAAGATAATATGATTACAGAAACTTTAGCAGGTATTGCGTTACTGAAAAGTGCAGTAGATGGAATTAAATCTGCAATAGGTACTGCACAAGACATTAGTGAAATTGCAAGTCATATAGATAATCTTTTTGAAGGTGAAAAGCAAGTACAACAACAACGTGCTAAAAAATCAGGTACTGGAATAGCAGACCAGTTTGGTATTAAAACTGTAGCACAGGAAATGATTGATGCTAAACTTGCTAAAGAAAAAATGCAAGAAATAGCTACTATGGTTGATATGCGTTTTGGTCATGGAACATGGGCAGGGATTGTTGCAGAACGTGCTAAACGTATACAAGAAGCAAAAGAAGCAGCATTAGTAGCTAGAAGAGAAGCAATGAAAAAACATAATGAATTGATGGATAATATAAAGATGGGTGTTATTATAGCAAGTATATTAGCACTTGGTGCTGGTTTAATTATTATGATTATGGTTTCTGTTGCAAATGCTTTAATGTAATGATATAATAAGGAATGTTAAAATATGGCTTTAAAAAAACCACAAAGGAGTTTGAAGGCTTGGACAAAACAGAAGTGGACAACTAAGAGTGGTAAACCCTCTACTCAAGGTCCAAAGGCTACCGGGGAACGGTACTTACCAGCAAAGGCAATCAAAGCATTATCATCAGCAGAGTACAAAAAAACTACGGCAGCAAAAAGAGCAGGAACAAAATCAGGAAAACAATTCGTTAAGCAGCCTAAGACTGTCGCAAAAAAGGTTCGCAAATATAGGAAAGTAAAATAGCATGGCAGGTAAATCTTCTAAATATCCGGGCGTAAAACGTCTGCCATCAGGAGGCATAGAATATCGTGGAACAACTTTTGCAGGGTTTAACAAACCTAAAAAATCTAATCGTCCAGAAAAAAAGGGAATGGTTCTCGCAAAGGATGGAGATACAATTAAACTTATTCACTTTGGAGCAAAAGGATATGGACATAACTATTCACCAACGGCTCGTAAATCTTTTAAGAGCCGTCATGGAAAAAACATTAGTAAGGGTAAGCTTAGTGCTGCTTATTGGGCCGATAAAGTATTATGGGCTGGACCGGGCAAATCTAAAAAAACTCCACCAAAAACTCAGAAACATAAGAAGTATGGTAAGGAGAAATAAATAATGTCTAATAATAGATTATATGATACAAGTAAAGTTAAAATTATTAAAATTCCCGCAGCTATGAATTATGGTATGCGTAAAGATGTAGAAGTTACTGCTAGTTCTAAAGATGGAGCAAACCGTGGTCAGCGAACACCCTATGCTCGTACATCAAAAAAGAAAGGCGGTTCAATAGCTAAAATGAACAAAGGAAAGCAACCAAAAAGTTATGCACAAGATACTACCCCACCATCTCCGTATGTTGCAACTCCAGATGGATATATGGTTCTTAAAGAAAAAAGTGTTAATATACCTATACCTAAATCAAAACCTAAAGCCCAGCGTAAGAAAAAGGGTGGACGAATTGGTTCAGGTTGTAATAGGCTTTATTAATGGCTATAAATCGTGGAAGTATTCGGCAACAAATTACAAAACCAGGATTGACAAAACGATTGACCAAGACTTCTGGAAAGAAGAATGGGAAAAAGAAATTAAAGGTTTCTACACCAAACAATAGGTTATACTAATGGCTACTTCAGGTACATTTAATTTTTCTATGGATATAGATGAAATTATCCAAGAAGCTTTGGAAATGATTGGGGGTGAAGAAACTCTTGGTCACGAGCCTAAGTCTGCTCGGCGTTCTATTAACTTGCTTCTTCAGGATTGGCAGAACCGTGGTGTTATGCTATGGACTGCTAATACATCTGCAGTAACGCTTACAACAAGTGTTACTACATTTACTCTTGCATCTGCAACTATTGATGTGCTTGAAGCTGTACATAATCGTAGCAATACTGATATTCAACTTGAACGTATTTCTATGCAGGAGTATTTAAAAATTCCTAATAAAGGTCAGACAGGACGTACTACACAGTATGCTGTTAGACATGAACGTGGCGCACCTGTAGTACATCTTTGGCCTATTCCTTCTAATTCAACAGACCAAATTAAATTAGAACTTGTACGTTATATGGAAGATGTAGATAAGTCTGCTTTTCAAAATGCAGATATTTCTCGTAGATTTATACCATGTCTTACTGCAGGTCTTGCGTATCAAATGTCTATGAAACGTCCCGGCGTAGAAGGTGGTCGCATTCAAATGATTAAACAAGAATATGAAGAAAGACTAGGACGTGCTATGGAAGAAGATAGAGAACGTGTAAGTATTTTCTTTAAACCAAAGGTTAATATTTAATGGCAAGTGGTAAGTATGCATTTGGCATATGTGATATATGTGGGTTTAGATATAAGTTAAAAGAGTTAAAAAAGAATAGCTATGGCATGATGGTATGTCCATTAGACTATGATGGTAAGTATGATTTACAAAGCCATCCTCAAAATAAAACACCTAAGATATCAGATGATATATCTATTAAAGACCCTCGTCCACGTTCACCTATGCCACCTACAAATGTAACAGTAACAGATTGGTTACCACCTTACCCACCGGGAGTATAAAATGGCTAGAGGTAAAAATGTAATCCAAGAATGTCAAATCTGTGGGTTTGAATTTAGACGTTCTTTGATGCGTTTAAACTCTAGTGGTCTACTTGTTTGTCCTGAAGATTACGAAGGTTCTTATGATTATAAAAGTCACCCACAAAATAAATCACCCGATACTCGTAAAGAACAACCTTGGGTTATAAATGCAAGACCAGAAGATACATCATTTAATTCTTCTGGTGGTGGTGGTGGCGGTAGAAATATTGTTTGGAACACTGCCATAGTAAACTATAATAATATTACTACTCTTTATTGGAATAATATATAATGGCATCATTAACTAATAAAACTATTGCTAGTACCTACAAAGATTTGCTACAAGTTAGTAATAGCAATTCAGGTGTAGATGGTACTCTTAGAAATATTGAAGATGGCGAAGGTACTTCTTCTGCTTTACAGATTTCTCAAAGTGGTGTTAATATTGATGGTGACTTCTATATAGGTGGTAACCAGCTTACCGCAACTGTATCCGCACTAAATAATATTGCTGACCTTACTGGCACTAATGGCATTGTAGCTGTTAGTGGTGGTAATGTTTATGGGCGTTCAATCGCTGCTACAGGCCCTCTAAGCGTCACTAACGCTGATGGTACAGAAGGTAACCCAACAATTGCTTTAGTTAGTTCTGCAGTCTCTGCAGGGGCTTATGGGCCTATGTCTACATTTACTGTAGATGGGTATGGTATCATTACTGATGTAACTGTTGCTTCAACTATTTCTGCCAATGCTTTTATTGGTGGTACATTTGATGGTTCTAAACTTGACATTGAAAACAATGTTTCTATTGGTGGTACACTTATTGTATCAGGAACTTCTAATTTAAAAGAAATTAGTGCAACAGATGTTATTTTCAATACTGTTAGTGCAACATCTAATATTTATTCGCCTGTTGTAAGTACTGGTAGTCTTCATGCAGTTAGTGCAAGTATTGGTGATTTATATGCTGCCAATCTTTCATTTACAAATGTGTCTGCAAATGCGCTTACTCTTTCTAATCTTACCGTACAAACATCTTCAAGTTTTGCTGGTGTTGCAACATTTACTGCAAGTACAACATATGATTCCAATGTAAACTTTAAAGATAATAAAACTCTTTCATTTGGTGATTCTGGTGATTTAGAAATTATTCATAATGGTGTACATTCAAATATTCGTGATGTAGGAACTGGTAATCTATTTATTCAAAGTAATGAAATTAGACTTACTAATAATGGTTCATTTTCTATGCTTACCTTGGCTGATGGTCAAGATGCAGATTTCCCATACGGTGTTCAGGTAAGTGGTACGGTTAGTGCTACTAGTTTTGTTGGCCCAACTATTACAAGTATTACTACTGCTATTACATCTATTAATAC